AAAAATCTTGAAAGAGCTTTGGGGCGTACGGGGCCTAGGATTAAACGAACTCACCTACCTCATTCCATGTGGGTGGCACGTTTCGATATTCTGGGCTTCAGGCGCTAGCGACTTGGATCTATCTATATGGTTGGACAATTGCCGCTTCCAAGACAATGGCTCTGTAAGAATCATGGTGGCTGGAGACGACTCTCTCGTCTTCGTCAAATACCAGGATCATGAGTATTTCTTTGAAGGTGATGCGAAGATGTTCGACCAGTCGCAAAGCGCAGGCCCACTTCTTTTTGAGCGGAAGGTTCTAGCCTACATGGGGGCAGAGACTTTCGTGATTGAGACCCTTGAAGCCATGTCAACGAACCCTTATGTTCTGACGTACAAGGATCGATCACGTGTCATAATAGGTAGACAATTGAGGCCTATCCGTGACACAGGGGGACCAGACACCACTTTTGGAAACTCCTTGCTCATGGCGGCAGCCTGGGTGAGTGTCTTCGATGTTGACGAAGAAATTCCCAATCTCCCGACCTTGGAAGATGTGAGGAAAGAGTTTATGAGGTTGGGTTTCGACATGAAGCTCAAAATCACCTCCAAAGTGACTAGTGTCAGCTTCCTGAAAGGCGCATGGTACAAAGTGCGACATTCCGCGCAGTGGGATCGAGACCTGGACTACGTCTGGGGACCACTGCCTTCTCGGATATTGAAAGTAGGCAAGTCTTTTGAAGACCCCCGGACTTTCTACCGAGGCCTTCCGTTTGAGGCAGCGTGTGAACGATTTTTACACGACCAGGGTGCCTCACTCAAGTCCTTTTGTTGTCCGCCGATATTGTCGGACTTCGTGCACCGTTGGTCCAAGGGACGCGCTGCACCGCCAGAAGAGTGGTCGATCACCGCCTCGGGGAGGTTGACCAATGTGCTCGATGAACACGCCTTGTACGAGTTCTTCTTTGAGCGATACGGCCTGCTTCCAGAGCAGGTAAGACAAGCTAGAGACCTGGTCTCTAGCGCGGCGCCCTTCACCTTCATGGTCAGCCCAGCCTTCCTCCAGATGGCTCTGGTAGACTATGCCCATGGTGCGCCTGTCTAAACGTTGGAGAGGCCACACCGTCATAGTAGGAGGTGGTGTGGAGGGACGTTGCCCACGTCCAGCGAAGGAGGGCTCCCACAAATAACCCCGTTAAAAACTTTTGATAATAGATGAAGAGTAATAACAACAACAAAAACGAAAAACAGGTCCAAGCTAAACCTAAGACCCAGCCGTCAGGACGCTCTCGTCGTTCTGAAGCTCGGGCTCGCGATTTGGCTCGTGGTGACCAGGATTTCACGCGCGAGGGTTTCTCCCCGTTGTCGCCCGCGGCAACGGCCTATGGAGAAGCCATCGCCAACCCATTTGATGCCGCCCCTTGCGGTATTCCAAATACCCCATCTCTCTTGACTCGGAAGACCAAGTATTGGACCAAAGGCACGTTCACGACCTCGACAGACCCGGCCGCTCTAGGCGTCGGTTATGTCGCTGTGAATCCCTTTGCCGGCATGGCCAACGATTCCCAATGGGTGCGCACCAGCGTGCCCGCTAATCCAAATCCAGCAATCGATTTGGTGGCAGTCGGAGAGACTGTTGGATACAACTCCAATAGCGAGTACACTCTAGCCTCTTTTGGCCCGCAATTTGCACAGAAGAGGGTGGTGGCTTGTGGACTCCGTATTAAGAATATCACGGCGAACATTCAAGTGGGGGGCAAGGTGATCGGTTTGACCGAACCTACCCACGCGTCCCTAAGTGGTTTCGGAGAAGGAGGTCTCAATGCCTTCCTCGAGACCGGAATCCTGAGTGGTGAGGCACTGAGAAAGCCTCTGAAGTTACTATGGTATCCCACTGACACTAACGACACCAACATGACCAGTGCTTTTCCTGCAGACAATGCCCAAAACGGCTCCTGTATGGCCTTTTTGTGTGTAGCGCCCTCTGGCCTGCCACAGACATACGAGTTTGAAGCCTACATTATCGCGGAAATCCAGGGTCAGAACGTGACCAGCAAAGATCTCAGTATTGCAGACTCTACGGGCTTCGAGGCCGTGACGAATGTCATGACAGCCGCGCACAAGCTCCACAAGCCCCATATTGAAGATCCCCAATCCGGCAAGCACATGGTGGCAGCAGCGAAACACATGGTTAACCATGGTCAGTCTTCGCGCGCACCCCCGCCCAAAAAGAAGAACGAATCGAACTTCTTTGGCAGTGCTCTCGGGCTGTTAGCTCCTGTTGCAGGCAGTTTCCTCTCCTCGCTCTTTTAGGGGGGAGAGTGGTTCTGCGAGGTTTCATCTGGAAATGCTAGAATAAAACTACCTCTGATGAATGAAAGTCTCCCTTCCGGTGTCGTCCACAACGCGCCGTCAAAGAAGGATTTGTGGG